AGACCTCATCTCCGCCGAAGCTGAGAATCTTGTCATGCAATGCTTTCATGGCATCGAGCATCTCCTTGGAGAATCTCGATTTGCCGTTATATACCTGATGGCTGTCAATCCACCGCTTCCAGTCATCGCTCATCGGATTCCAGTGGATGGGTGCGGGCATCTGGTCAGGGGCTGTGATGGGTTTCAGACTGTTCCAACCTTTCGTACTCATTACAATTCCTCCCTGATAGAACGCAGACAGCTCAGGATTTTTTCATACAAACGGTAACGAGTTTCGCCGCTCGGTACAAAGTCACCAAGCTTTTTGGAAATGAGAAGTTTATCAAATGCCTCCATAATATCAAAGACGGTGAACAGCTTGTATTGTGTATTTATATGATTCACACGGAACTCGACATCTTCGACAAGATGCCAATATTCCATGCCATACAACATTGCGCCGCTTTCGTTTGCTTTTCGGTCTTGTTCCTCGTCTGCATCGTTACACACAATACAGACACCGTTTTCATCGAGATAGTTTTCGAAGACGTCGCAGATATCGGAGGCAACAGAACGGATATCGGAATTTGCCTTCACCTCAGGTTCAGGCTGGGCGGCTTCAACTTTGTACTCGATACTGTCGTGACGAAGTGACTCTTCGATACCATCAAAAACGATGTCCGCGTAGTCGTTATCATCCCGACACGCTTTGAAAATGTTTTTGACGGATTCGATTGCCTCTTTGGAATCGGAGTTTCCCTCAACAGAGAACTCCAAAGGAACCAAGGCAACAACTTTGTATTTATTCTTCATGATTTTTTCTCCTTAGTTTAACAGGATGCCGCAGCATTTGTTCAGGCAGATGACACTGAACACGAGCAGCGCAATATTGTGCAGCGTGAAGGACTGTGCCAAAGCACTGATGCTCAGGATGATGAAGAGAACAAACAGGGCGGCTAAGGTTTTGAAGATGGTATAGATGATTCTGTTCATGGCGATACTCCTTTTCTTGCTCCGGTTAGCGAAGCATGTCAACGATTTTTCCGACCAACTCATCATTGGTCACGAACTGGTTGCGGCCCCTGGCACCGAGCGATACAGAGGAGTAATCCTTCATATCGGCGGCATAGCGAACCATATTCTTGTCGGCAATCGGCTGATAGCAAGACCGTTCTGTGGTCACATACACGCATTTTCCGTTCAAGATATTCATGATGTGTCCGTAGCAGCCCGTCTGCTTGCCGTTGCGCTGCATGTTTTGCAGGTTATGCGTCAGCATCAGACCGTCGTTCTCCTTTTCGGCACAGGAGAGCATAGACAGTAGTTTTCGAGTCTTATACGCAGTGTTTGTCATAGTAAATCGCCTCATTTTTTAGAAATACTTGTAAGCAGCGTTCAGCCGCTTGTTGTAGAGTTGTAAGGTGGTCAGGTTCCCGCAATAGACCTTGCTGGACGAGATAGGGACATTCACCCCGGCTTCCATGTGCGAGAAGAACATCGCAAGACAATCTTCTACACTGTCGCTCGTGGTGAGTGTCTCGTATACCGGATACGAGTACCCAGCTGCCTGACTGTAGGTGGCATTGAGCTCATGGACAAAGAATTGGACCTGACCGGACACGGAACTTGCATCCAAACCCGATGCATAGCACCAGTTCAAGAGATTTGTCTTACGGCCGTGTGTCCATTGCAGAAGCCCATAGCCTCCGTCGTTCGGATTCTCGGCAGTAACACGAAGCCCGCTCTCCATTGCCATGCACCCCATCACAGCTGCAGTGCCGGCCTTAGAGAGACCTGCATCCCGCAACGCTGTATAGATGGCGTACTCATTGTCAGAAAGGTTCTGCGGAACCGTGTCAGTCACAGGTTCTTCTGTCGGTTCCTGAGCAGTCTCTGCCGTCTCGACAGAAGGCTCGGATTCGGGCTCTGTCTCGGCCACCTCCTGCTCAGGTACAGAAAGTACCGGCGCGAAAGGCGGCTGAGCGTTGAGTTCCCGAAAATGGACCTCCAACGGCGTGACATACTCGATATCAGAATCATCAGCTGGCTTTACCGGCGCGGCATACGCAGGCGTCGAGAAAAAGCAGGCTAAGCAACCTATGATGGTGATGACGCTGAGCATAAAAGCGGTGGTCCCGGCATAGAATTTCAGTTTGTCGTTCATTGTGATTACTCCTTTGAATAAAAGTTCCCGCCGACAATAGCTGTTCGGCGGGGTGTGATTGATGTTCGGTTGTCGGAAAAACTTCATGCTTCACGGACTACGATGGCGGTATATCCGCTGTTGGCAAGATACCGATACGCTGCATCATAGGCATCGCTGAGCGACGGGGCTTTGACATACCCGATAAAATCGGAGCAGATAACCATGCCGGAAAAACCTGGGTTACCGGCATAGATGGCGAAGCGGGTGTTTTTCTTTGGATTGCGATTAAACATAGCGGACCTCCTTGCAGTCGCGTTCAAAAAGATGGATACGGATTTCTGAAAACAAAAAAAGCAGACCTACCACGAATGGTAAGTCTGCCTAATTTGAAAACAGAATTGTGAATGATGTACGCCCGAAAGATTCGGCTGTGTAGAATGTTATCTATCGTACAATACCAATTCTATGCCGTTCGCAAGGATACGCAAGAGAAAAACAAAAAAAGGCGAAGTCTTCCGAAAAAGACTCCGCCATGGTTTTGTGTGCGATTTTTGCATTTCAGTGTTGTTATTCACGGCACATTTCTCGCATCTTATTCTTCCTCAAGCCATTTCTTGGTGATGTCAAGAAGGCATTTTCGGAATTCAGGAGCGGGCTGCATCGGAATCGAAGACCACTGAGAATCGAGAACGACAGGGTATTCGTACTGTTTGCCGTTATGCGAAAACGGTATGAACTGAACTTCTCCGTCCACGAGCCATAGCTTTTCCGTTCTGATGGGGTCGATGTACTCCGTCAGCCAGCATTCGTGCGTGACAACGGAATCCGCCACGAAATACTTTGTCTTATCGTCCAGTATCAGTGCTGGGTTGTTATCCTCGACACAATACACTCTTCCGACGAACGGCAGGAGCATCGTCTCGGCGGCGTGTTTCGCGCTTCTCCCCTGCCGAATTTCCGATAGCAGGAAACTCGATATGAAATGCGGGATACCGATGCCGGTCAGGCAGTCATCGAGTGTGTGTCCGGTACAGATTCTCGGTGTTTCCTGGTCCTCCCCCTTCATCCGATTCGTAGGGATTTGCGGAACGACCTTGTCCGGCAAGCATCCGGTATTCGCCATGAGATGAAATAGTATCTGCATTATGGGACTTACTCCTTCGGCAGTTTCTTGCGAAACGGGTCAAGGTCTCCTGGCCTATAGACCGACTTGACATAGGATTTGATGTCGTCTTCTCCAAGGCTCTCAAAGAGATTCAGCCAGCATTCGGCTTCAATCCGCATCTCGCCGCCCATTTGATACGCTTTCTCGCACTGCACCAAATCAAACTGAAAATCGTTCTTGTAGCGGCAGTTTTCGGCTGCTTTTGCAAATTGCGTAAATGTTCTGGTATTCAAGGTTTACCTCCTTTTCTGAAAATGGAAACAAAAAAGCAGACTCTCATTTCGAGAGTCTGCTCTAAGCACATAACAGATTGTGAATCTACCGGTATGGGGAATCAGAAGATGGTATCTATCATGCACTTACTATTCTATTCGATTCGCACAACTGTGCAAGGGGGATTTTAAGATGCAGCTACGCTTTCGCCTTCGCCAATTTCTTCGCAGCTACGCTTCCTGCTCACTCGCTGGCGGCAGCTACGCTTTCGATATCGTCTGCGTTCAGGTTGATGTACTGCCACGATTGCGGAGCGCGTTTCAGGTGCAGCTGATGCAGGGATAGAGAAAGTTTGCGAACATTTGAGATGTTCCAGCCATACAGCATGCCGGTTTTGTTGCCATACTCGAACAGCGCGGCTATATCGATACAGCTTTCCCGAATAAACTTATCCGCCATACCGGACAGCTTTTCGCCGTCTGCATAGTAAGGAGACAATCCTGTCAGGCAGTTCAGCTGGTCGATGTCCTTGCAGGTAAAGGCCCCGATGATTTCCCCTGCACCGCCGTTCGCCTTCGTTTCATAGCAGAATACTGCGAACGGAAACGAGATTTCCCAAGGGCGGGATTTGCGGACTTCGAGAGTCTTTTCACCTGCTATGATTTTAGAGAGCCATTCACGCTTAATCGAAATGACGACCGCTTTGCCGTCATTTACCACAAGTGCATTTTCGAGAACCGTCACAACTCATCACTCCTCATATTCGTAGTCACAAAAGCTGTTGACCTTTCCTTCTGTCTGTTCGTATTCGGACATAAATTTTGCGACAGCCAACTCGAAGTGCCCACGGCTGATACCAGTGACATCCGAAAAATCGAGGAATGCGTGCTCAAAGTTGCTAACCATAGCCACGAGAATGTACGATTCAAGTTCCTTGGAGAATTCTTCCGGAGTGCCATCGAAATGGATGATGACATCCTTAGATTCGTCGTCAGGGTCAAGATAATTCGAAACAGCCTCATCCTTCGCACTGGAGAAGAACCCATCGACATTGTCACTCACTCGCAGTTCAGCGGAATCGCTAAGCGGTACATTCAGCCCACCTGCAGCTTCCGATTCGGCCATCAGTTGCATAACATAGTAGCGAAACATGAGGAACGCGCACACACCCGTAGGCTCAAAATTCTGAATGACCTTTTTCAGCTGCGCCTGACGGTTGTTTACGACTTTATAGTTGGCTTTCATGAAATCTCCTTCTTAAAAAGATGCTTTACAACGCATGAATATTTGATTTGCCGGGCGCATACATCAGCGGTTCGTCCGTTACTTTCAGAACGGTGCCGTCCCCTTGCCTGCACGCATACAGGATTGCTTTGAGCATCTCATAGGCAAGTTTGCTGTTGTAGGCAAGCCCTGCGTTGGAGATGCCGAAATTGCCATTCCAGCCAACCCGGAGTTTTCTCAGCTGCGGAATCAGAAGGTCACGGGCTTCCGCTATGCCGATGCCGCCCCAACGAGCGTCATGATACGCCTGCAGCTGCGGTTTGTTGTCGGTATCAGCTATATCGAGAACCTCATAGATGATGCTGAACTGTCCCATTAGGATTCTGGAATACGCATCGAGGATGGCAGCAGCTTTTACCCAAGCACTTTCGTTCATGTCGATGCGCTTAGTATACGGGGTCTCCTTGTTCCCTGCCTCGATATCCGCTGCCGCGAGCGCAGTCTGATAGATTTCCCCTGCTGCGTTTTGCATGGTAGGCACGGGAGCCGTGACCTTGAAGTCGGTGAATATCATATATGCCTTTTCGATATCCACATCATTCACACCGTAGGCGTCCCCGACCTCTTTGCAGATGGAAGAAAAGTTGTTGCCGTAGAATGTCTGCATTACCTGCATGACATGCAAAAACAGCTGATACTGCTTTTCGGTCATTTCGAAAATCATGGCGCACCTCCGTTACTTTATTAGCATTATACCACAAATGTGTATTCAGTACAACCATGAACGCTGATTCGTAACAAATAAGATACAAACAAAAAAGTGCCCCTAAAATCCTCGACTGAAATCGAAGATTTTAGAGGCAGTGGCGCTCATGGAAGGATTCGAACCTTCGGGCGATTTCTCACCGGCGGTTTTCTGGACCGCTGCCATCGGCCACTCGGCCACATGAGCATATGGCGCAGAGAGCGAGATTCGAACTCGCAAGCCGGGGATTGACCCGACGACGGATTAGCAATCCGTTGCCCTACCTTTGGGCGACCTCTGCAGATATGCACCCGTTTTGTTAAACAATAAAGTTGACTACCGAACTCTAAACTTTACTATCTCGTTGTGGGTGCTTGTATGACCCCTGGCAGACTCGAACTGCCGACTCCAGCTTGAGAGGCTGGCGACTTAGACCAACTTGTCGAAGGGGCCTTATGGTGTGCCGGGTAGGATTCGGACCTACGAACCGTAACGGAGCGGTTTTACAGACCGTTTGCTTTAACCACTTGCATACCGACACATATGGTGCGCCGGGTAGGATTCGAACCTACGAACCGTAACGGAACGGTTTTACAGACCGCCTGCTTTAACCTCTTGCATACCGGCGCATATGGTGCTCCCGGCTGGAATCGAACCAGCGACACATAGGGCTTCAACCTACTGCTCTACCAACTGAGCTACAGAAGCAGATGGTGACCGAAATGGGGCTTGAACCCACACTCTCAAGCTTGAAGGGCTTGCGACTTAACCAATTCGTCTATTCGGCCATATAGCCGCAATCCTGCGGCGAGGGTTTATGCGATGACGAGAATGTCATCGATTTTCGTATCGAGCATCGCGGCGAGAATCACAAGGTTGTCGATGGTAGGAAGTGCAGTGCCTGCCTGCCATTTGGCTACCGCCTGTGTGGAGACACCGAGCGTATCCGCCACATCCTTTACCTTGATGCCTGCCGCTTTTCGCAGTGCCTTGATATTGGCACCTGTTTGCTGGATATCGATGGTTGGAACGTTCATTTTCTTTTGCTGCCTTTCTGTATTGCAGGCAACAAAAAAACGCTGCCTGCCGAAATGAATCGACAAGCAGCGTTCGGAAATGCCGTCAGAAGACGCACCGCAGCCGTTCGAGGTCTGTTTTTGCCTGTCGATGGGTATAGGAAACAAAGCTGGATTCGTAGGACTCGAATTCAGATTCATAACTATACTCAGCAAACGACATAGCATTAACAGTCTTGCACAGCATCTTCGGTTGTCTCCTTTCGTTTCGTTCTGTTTACATTATACCACTTTTGTGGTTCTGGTCAATCAACTTGTGGTTGATGTTTATTCGCAGTAACCAGCACCTTCGTGGAAAACGCGGTCTGCGCCGAGTTCGTGCTTGCTCATTTACACATACTCTCCTTCCGGAAGTTTGTCTGCATCTGACAGTTCATCGACAGTCAGTTCCCTCAATGTTCCTTGGTCTGTATCCAAGCCGATGGTATATATATACACTACACGGCTATCCCGGAATACTTCGGCCGGGGTCTTGCTTTTACTGACGATTTGTTCGATTTGCTGCTCTGTTGCCGGATACAGGACCCAACGCTCTTCGCTTCGCACTTCTGTGCAGTTACAGAAATACAATTTTTCGTCCTCATCCTTGCATACGCAGAGCAGCGAAATGCCGTCATAACTCCAGAACACTTTATCGACAATAAGTTCTTTCCCGAACAAATCCTTAAAATTCAGTCCCTCAAACAAGGGCTCTCCGTGTAAACTCATATCCGCTCCTGTTTTACTTCTTCATGCCGGAACCAACTTATGGTTGAGATTTTTTGGGTTTATCTGCGCCAAAGACGCGAGGATTTGAGGAAGTGAACCTATTGGTGTGCGCTTTTTATTCTTGTGCTTGCCCATGCCTAGTCCTTCTCAAGAAAATGTTCCCACTGTGTTCTTTTGATTTGCTTGCCGCCAAAGGAGTAGTGCTTATCATAATAATCCGACATTTCTGCGGCATACTTGGCAGCGTCAACTGCGTTGGAAAACACCGTTTTGCCAATACTCTTTAATGCAACCCAGTGGACAGTGATGTTACCATCCACATCCACACCGACGCAATGCGCATCGACATAGTCATTGTTGGTCATCTCTATTTCAATGAGCTTTTTGAGCCATTTCGTTTTGACGATGTGTTCCAAGTAATCCGCATTATATTTGGGATTCGATGAAATCACAGAGAACGGTCTACCAAGCTCTTTCTCTCTCAATTCTTCCGTCTCCCGCATTTTTTCGAGCATATACCGGAAATTTTCGGGGTAGTATTTATACAGATATGCGAAATTCAAATACGAGGACATGGGGCAATACATACAACCGCAGCGCTTGTTGGTTTTGTAGTAGTTGTTGAAAATCGGCTGTGTCTTTGCCCATTCCAAAATCACATCCTCGTTAATGCCGTTTTCTGCGAGAGGGTATATCTCTAACTTTTTGGAACTCAACCGCTTGTTAAAACGGTGTTCTTCATCGGCGCAATAGCCTATGTAATGCACTACATAAAAACCGACTTCGTTCAGCCATTCGGATAGTTGCCGCTTTGCATCAAGTTTATAGTGACCGTTACACCATCTTACTTTTCTTGTTGGGAAACCGCATTTATCATACAATTCTTCCCACGTTTTCCTCGGCTTGATTCGCACAAATTGGATGCCAGCTCGCTTGCACTCCGTTTCCATATAGTCGATAACGTTATGTATAAACGGGTAGTCGATTTCGAGTTCAAAGTGAACCACGCCGTCAAGCGGGTATCTGTCCAGATGGTGCAGTATGTAATTGAGCATATACAGGCTATCTTTTCCGCCAGATACGCTTGCCCAGTATGATGGGCGCAATGCAATTGCTTTGTCTGAGTCAGTCATTGTCGGTTACCTCCGTGAGCCAGTAGTCTTTACGGCACTCTCGATAAAAAAACCAACCCTGAACTGGGTAAAACTTCATATTTTGATTTTCTTAGATGTGTGGGAACACCTCATATACACTGACATACAGCATTCCCGACTTATAATCAGCGTATTCTACCGGACGCTTTTGTTCATAAACCTTCACATTCGAACCATCATCTGCCGTAAGCCAGAGATATTTGACATGCTCAGCATAGCGAGGGTCTTTTGCGCGATACATTTGCCCTTCTTTGATTTTGAGGCGGCGCATACAGGCTTGGACGCGGGAAAACTCAACAAATGCACCATAGTCACCAATCACGATACGGTTGTACCCGTTGGTAATGACTGTGCCATCAGCGGTTTCGAGCGAAATCGTGTCACCGGACACATTGCACCATTCCGGCAATGCCTTTTGAAACTCGGCTCTCACATCGCAGAAAAAGGTGCGTGGGATAGGCTTGTATCCATAATCTCTGGCGAGTTGCTCTTGATATTTGAGCATCTGAGCGCCGACTTCTGAAATTCTATGCTCCATCGATTACTCCTGACTCAGCATCTGCGCAGAAGCAACTTCCCGAATATTGCGATTCTCTTTTTCGGGAGCCGACACAATGCGGCGATGAGAGCGCATCAGCGTCAATACGCGGTTACGGAGCTTTTCGTCCTTGATAAGCCGAGCAACCTGTTTGATTTCCGATTCACGCAGATACATTGTACTGTTGATGAGAACGCCATGTACTTCGCCGTCTTCGGAACTTTTCTCAACCTTATCGACATTGTTATAGGCATAGATGACATCTACGTCGATGGTGATGGACGCTCTCTCAAGAAGTTCAATTCCTCCTTGGGCTACCAGCCACTTGTGTGTGTAGCTTTCGTCAGAAATGTATGTTTCGCCAATGAGTTCCAGCGGCGGCGACACAAGGCTGTTCGTGGAATAACGGATATGGTCTTCGCTTTCGTTGAGATTATCCTGCCAAAGGCGCATCGGCTTGAGGCTCTTGTCCTTGAAGTGAATGTAGGTGTCCTGAATGAATGTGCAGACGGTCCGCTTAATATAGTCGATTTCCGGCATCTCTTCCACATTACGGAAGACAAGGCGCGTAGACTCGCCTTCACCGTACTCCTCGTCATCCGTCACATAACGGACCTTCTCCAACACAAACTTGGGTTTTAATGCCTCTTTAACGGCTTTGAGAGAAAATACATTCCACTTCATTCGGCTGTCCTCCACTTCTTTTCCCATTGGTCATACTCAGAAATTTCCCGCTTTACGATTTTGCCGTCTTTTTTGTATAAGGTGATTCGCTGTGCATAGTCGGCAGAGTGTTTCAGCAGCCGCTGCAATGCTTCTTCCTCGGAAGTTGCCTTTGTAACTCCGCGATAGGAGCCACCGGACCCCAAAACATCAGGTTCATACCAGCCTGTCTCGTAGTATGTAGTTTGTTCTGTTGCTTCATCCAGAATAACTTTTCCCTGCTCGCCATAATCACCCGTATAGTAGCTGCGGATGATGTTAGCGGCATGGTCATTTCCCTGTTGCTCATAGGTTTCGGCAATGAGCTCGACATAAGCCCTGAATTTTTCCTCGTCACCTTCACGATGCGCGGCGATGAGCATTCCGATGGCCACAGCGCTTATATTATTCACGAAATCACCCCCTGAGTTAATTTCAAAAATGGTACTCCAGCCGGGAGTTGAACCCGGAGAAAACAGAGTTTGAATCTGCCGCGTATGCCAATTTCGCCACTGGAGCATAGTATGTCATCCGCAAAAGCAGACGACAGTTGCATGGCTTGATTTTACAGCGAATATCACATTTTATCGCTGTTTTTATACTTGTATTATACCATATTTGGACGCGGATTTGTAGCGAGTACAAGTATGATTCACAAACAATTAACATCTGAGCGAGTCGCATTTTGTGCGCTTGCTTGTCGTATTCGTCTGGCGCGAATCAGTGCTGAATCTGCCTCGAATCTGCCCCGTCAGAAAACAGGCAAAAGCAACAGCAACACAAACGCGAGTCTTTGCAAGTTTCAGAAATAGCGCTTTCCTCGGCTCAGGACTTGCTCTCTGCGGGCGCTGGCGTCCAGTATAAGAGCGTTCCGAGGATATCGCACATCGGTGCCGCCTCGAAGACGCAAAGCGTTTCCAGAGCATCTCTGAGGCGCTGCTCGTAATCTGTACGCAGCATATCAAGGGGAACCAGCACCTTGTAGGAGCCGGAAGGCGCTTTCAGAACGGGAGATTCGGATGCTGAATTCTCAGTAGGGTCATTCTCCCATCCGCAGGTGATGAGATAGTCATACAGAGCATAGGGGTTTACGGCAGAGACTGTCTTTCTGCCATCAAGCATCTTGTAGGCACGGAGATACTTGGCTTCTCGCGCAAGGTCTTTGCTTGTGAGAGGATACGGGATTCGGTTAAGGTCCATGTTGCTGACGAGGTCTGCGCGTTTTACCTTGACGGCAATGTCGTTTTGCTTAACACGCCAGATATACTCTGCGTATGTCATATCTTTTTCCC